GAACCGGGGCTTTGCTCGTCCAGGCCGACGATGACAGTTCCGACGGGCCGATCTTCACCCGGAACTCCTGCTGGACGGCCGAGCCGCCTATATCGACCGTCGAACCGACGAGGCGTTTGCCTTTCAGGACAACGACCGTGGCTTCGCTCGCCCGCTTCAGCACCATTGTCTCGCCGTGCAGCGCGATCAGACGGGCAGCATTACGGGCGGTGTCCGAAGCCGCCATCACACTGCCCACGTCTTGAACGGGGACAGTGCTGCTTCCAGCGACTTCAGCAGGCCGCTTTCGCCGATACTGTCGCCGCCGGCGACCGCATACGAGCCGGACCAGACGTCGGGCGTGTTCTCGGACCTGAGGGCGGGGTCCCGATCGGTGGCCAGGTACTTCATCTTCACCTGCTCGATCACCTGCCCCTCGAGTTCGGCCGGCACCCCAGTCGGCAGTGACCAGCCGGCCGTCCAGGACACCACGATCTTGCCGGGCGACCAGGAGACCGGGGCGTCGTCGGTCATTCGCTCCAGCATGCCGCCGCCAACGAGGCGGAAGTCGGTATTCAAGGCGAGGGTGGTCCCATCCTCGACGACGCTGTCCACCGTCGCGACGGGTGGCCGCCACGGCAGGATCAGGACGGAACCACGAGACAGATTGGTCGCAAGCCATGTGGCGCGGAGAACTTCCTGCCCGAAAGTCGGCACGCCACCGCCGGTCGCTGGCCGAGCCAGATTGCAGTATCGGACGCACTCCCCGCTGACGGCATCGATGATGCTCTCGATCAACGTGCTATCGATACTGCCCAGCCGGAGAGCCGCCTGGACCTTCGTCGCTGTCGTCAGCCGCCGTGCAGCGGCGTTTGCCACGGGGGTGACGACCTCGAACAGGGGCTCGTTCACCGGCTCGGCGAGCGCCGCCGCGGAGGTTCTTGCTCCGTCGGAGCAGCGCCCAGCGCCTCTGCCCACCCCTCGGCAACAGCGACCCTCGCGAGATCTCCCTCGACCAGCTCCGACACCTCGAACAGTCGGGGATGGAGGACGCCATCGGGCGCCCCCACGAATGCCTTGACGACCCTCGCCTTCATGATCAGGCCGGCGGATTGGCGGTCGGGCGATTGCGCGGATGGCCCAACACCCACACACCGGCGACGAAGGCATTGCCGGTGTTGGCCGCCGGCGTGACCGTCACGCGCGCATAACGCTTCGGCCCGCGGTAGCCGATCTTGAACACCTTGTCGTCGTCCGCGAACGTAAAGCTTGCCTGGGTTTCCAGCCCGATCAGCTGGTCGTCGGGAACGGCGGCTGCGTCCGACATGTTGGGCGCGTCGCCATGCTCCACCAAGGTGGTGAAGGTGGCATCCGCATCGGCGAGCGCACCGGTCAGGATGACGAACTCGGCGGCCTCGTAGCCCAGGAGATCGGCGATCTGGGAGACGAAGGGCGTATTGTCGACGACTGCCGCCGCAGGGCTGATGCCGCGACGGACGTGCAGACTGTTGTGAATATCGCGCGCCATGGCGCTTTCCTTTCCGGGAATCGTGAAGGTGAGGAAGAGAGCGGCACGACCGGAGCCCCGCCGCCGTCGTCGATCCGGCCGGTTCAGCCGATCAGGTCGAGCACTTGAGCTTGCGGATCGCCTCGGCCAGGACGATCTGGCCGCCGATGCGGCGATAGAACAGGAAGCGGATGTTGCCGCTGGTCGCCTGGGTATAGGGATCCCGCAGCATCGACATGGCGATTCGATCGACCAGCGTGTAGGCGCGGGCGAAGTCGCCGTAGACGATCGGGAAGGCGTTGGCCCCCTCGTTAGGCATGTCCGGCACCTCGACGTATGGGTCGCCGTCGATCGTATTGGGCTGCCCCTGCGCCAGGCCCGGCATCCAGATGTACTGCCTGTTGGCGTCCTTGAGCTTTCGCACCGAACCCATCGTGGTCCGGTTCAGGGCCCACTTGGCGTTGCGCGCATAGCCGCTCTTCAGCGCGTATTTGAGGGTCAGCAGCCCGTCGGCCTGGCCGTTCGCGTCCGCAATCGTGGCTGCGGTGCCCGAATTGGTCGAGGCGATGTCGGCATTGACCAGCCAGCCCTCGGGCTTGCCCACGGCGTTGCCGCCGACCACGGCCGCCCCCTCCGCCACGGCGAACTGCTCCTCGGCCTCGCCGCGGATCTCAGCCTCCAGATCGAACGCCGTGTCCTCCAGGTTCTGGTGGCTGATGTCGATCAGGGCGAACATCTCGTGCGTCGGGATCTCGACCATCCCGTAGGCCAGGCCCGTGGTCTCCGAGCGCGTCCCCTGCTCGGCCACCCACTGGGCGGCGAACTGGCCGGTGCGCCTGGGCTGCATCCGCGACTTGTTTGCCGTGGGCTTCACTGAGATCAGCGAGCGAACCGGGCTCACCAGGGTGATGCCCTTGATGATGTCGGCGACATATTCCGCCGGCGCCAGGTAGCCGCCGGTCGTGTCGTTGCTGACCGACAGCGACTTGAACTCCGCCGTCGCCCGAGCGATCGCCTTGGCCTGGGGCTCCGGCAGGTTCGGCACGCCGGTCGTGTAGGCGCCGATGACGCCACGAGCCCAGTCGTTGAAGTAGGTCTTGCGCTCGACGCGGGCCTCTTCCGAGCCGAGCCCGGGGCGCTGGAGCTTGAGCTGCAGGCGGTCGAGCTGCGCCTGCATCTCCTTTTCGCGCTCCATGCGCTTGGCCTCGATGGCTTCGGCATTGACCAGCTTCTGGTTGACCGTCTCGAAGCCCGCGAGCGTGGCCTCGATACGTGAAAGCTTCTCCTCGGTCAGCGGATCGGCCTTGCCCGTGGTCTCGATCTCCCGGAGCCGCTGGTCGTTGGTCTTCTTGTACTCCTCGAAGCCTGTCATCAGCGGCGTCACGATCTTCTTGACCTCGGCCAGCACGGCCGGGAGATCGGTGGCGTCCTTGCGCTCGAGCGCGTGCGCGCGCCCGACGGCGCGATTGTGTTCGTGCATGTTGTCCTCGGAATCAGGTGGTACTGAAAAGCCTCTCGGCCTGCCGCTGCAGGTCCAGGAGGTCGTCCATCCCGCCCTCGTCCCGAGGATTCGGATTGGCCTTGTAGCCGCCGTTGGCGATGGCCTTGGCGGCAGCGTGCGAGAACCCGCCTCCGTCCCGTAGGAAGGCCTCGAAGTCGCGAATGGTGCGGATCCGGGACGCCGCCTTGGCGTCCTCGATCCCGGCGAGCGGGTTCATCCCCCACAGGACCGGGCCGACCTCGTAGAGCTCGACCTTGGTGATGGTCCTGACGGGGTCAGCTGCCGTCTTGCCGTAGGCCACGTCGACGGCCGAATAGGTAATCGACATGGCGTCGATCGAGCCGTTGCGCAGGCCCGCGAGCAGCGTTCTCCCCCGCTCCGTATCGATCGGGTCGAGCTGGCCCTCGACCTTCAGGCCGTGGGCGTCCTCTTCCATGGCTGTCCAGTAGCCGACCGGCATCTTGTCCTCGGCCGCCGTGCCCAGGCCATGCTGCCAAAGCATCTTCGGCAGCTTGCCGCGGGCCTTCCAGCCGGCCAGCGAGGCCGCGAAGGCGCCCTTCACCAGCACGTCACCGCCGTCATCGACGTTGTCGAACACAGCGCCATAGCCCGAGAAGGATCCCGGAGGCCCGTCCTTGGCGAACTTCACCTCGAACGGCCGGGTCGCCGTGAGTCGCATCAGCTATTGCCTCCAGCAGGCTGCAGTGCCGACCGCTCTGCCTGTGTCGCCATGTTCAACGGCAGCAGTGGCTCCTCCAGTCCGTCGATCGGGTTCAGGTCCTCGAAGCGGCGGGCTTCGTTACGGGTCAGCCAGCCGTTCGTGATGCCGCTGGCGTAGAAGTTGGCGCGCGCCGTGTTGTCGCCGCGCAGCAGCCCCTGCAGGGAGAACTTGGCGACGATATCGTCTTCATCCGGGAACAGATCGCGGGCCAACGACTGCTCCCAGTTCTCGATCCACGGCGCCAGCGTGTGGATCACGTGCGCCAGGAAGAAGGCTTCGGCCGACGCGAAAGTCGCCGTCTTGTCGGCGTAGCCCACCATCTGCGGGAATACCTTCAGG